TTGATATTATAACATATGCATGATTTTTATTCTACTGATAATTGCGACGTCGCAAATGGCAGCCATAACCCGGGCTGCCTGCGGGAGATGTATGGATCACCTCCATTCTAAGTTTCACTACCTACATTTTCCCTACTGCTATCAATCTTATTTTTCAGTGCTGCTATGTATTTCATAAGCCATTCTGGCACCGGCGCACCCATGCGTCCGGCATTTTCTGTGATCGACAATGCTTCATTCAGCATATACCATACTGTAACCAATAAGGAAAGAATCGTATTTGGAAGGTTAAATCCCAGTACACCAGACGTCTGAATGATCACATAATCAATTACCATTCCTACGGCAATCACAAAAAGATACGCTACCTTTTTAGCAATGCCCTTAGCACCTTTTCTGCTGCTCCAGCCATAAGACTTATCATCTGGATGGTCTAAAGCCTCCACTGCACTTGCTGCCATACCTGAAAGGTAATCAATCACCATCAGACAGAGCAGAACACCCAAAAGATAAAAAGTAACTCCTAATTTCTGACTTAAATATGCAACCAGTCCAGTTGCACAAACCTGAATACTCATACATGTGCTCCTATTCATCTTTATTTCCACCTTCTTTCATCAATCATGCACATTGTACTTTTAGCCTGTTCTTTGCATGATATCGTTGTCAGTACATTGTGTTTCTTTTCAAAAACTACAACAATCATCATTTCTCAACCTCCTTTTAAATATTAAAAACAGAATCTCCCTTTGGAACTGTCTATCACTTATGAATTTTGCAGTGCCCAATACCACAGTCCTGTTCCTTCATAGTTAAATTTTAATCTTAAACTAGCCATTAAAGATGCATCATACTCAAGAGTAAATGATTGACCGCTTGCTGAATCTGTACGCCAGGTCGCTAGAGTTCTGCTTCCTCCGTTGGAATACAAAGCAACTATAGAAACGCCTCCATAATCACGACCTGCGGTCTTGTTAATGCTTACAGTAAGTTTATTGTATTTCCGCAAATTAACCGCAGAAGGAGTTGTAAGATAATTACTATCACCTACTCCGGACCATATCTGTCCTAAATCTCCAAATCCTAATGATCCAGTTCCAACCAATTTTCCAACATTTCCGCCTTTCCCCGAATCCCAAAATACAAGAGTTTCAGCAGGGTATCCCTCCCATGTTCCAACAACAGACTTATCATAAATCTTTACGGTTGTTCCTTTTTTGATAACATTTGCACTTGGCATAGAAAACGCAGGAATTACAATATCACTAGTCATATACTTCTTGGCACAACTGACTGTCTGCTCTGATGTGGTCGGAGTTTTTTTCCCTCCGGCCATTGACTGTATCCCTCCAGTTTCTTTCATTTTTGCATCCGTGCTATAAAAAGTCTTATCAGCCAGTACATGATCTTTTGTGGCATTCCCGGTCAATTCCAGTGTTCCTTCCACAACCTCATCATTGGAGTCACTGGAAATTGCAGTTTTTCCTTTTAAAATATCTCCTTTAATTGCAGTACACTCATCTGATCCGGCAGTTCTTCGCCCGCC